CAAGCTCTTGGCCGTTAACCTTAAAGCTAAACATTAGCGCTCACCTCTCTTCCGTTGTTCTCGTCTATTGTGTTTTGTCTGCTCGTCTGTGACATAAGGTGTAATTTGTTTTCCTACAACTTTTCCATCAAGCTCGACTGTAGTGTGAATTTCTACAACTTGGTTATCCGTTTCTGTATCGTATCTGTATTGTTCTGGCTTCCATGCGCTCATTTGAGCAGCTTGCTGCTTAGATAACTGGATTCCACCAGCTACAGCGACATTGCTGCCGATTTCCACATCGTTGAACACTTGATTATCCAGATATTTATCAACTACCTCGTTAATATCTTCTGCGATAGCTTGAACAGTAGTCTTAACACCTTTAAAACCGAGCTGTAATCCTTCCTGTAAGCTGTCCATGATTGCATTTCCGTGTGGGATTAATAATCGTCTATCATAGCTGATTGGTCCTTTGTGTTCAGCAATCCAGTTAGCTACGCCTCCGATAAAGTTCTTAACACCCTCGAATGCTGCTTTAATACCGCCTAGAAATCCATCAATAATGGCTTTCCCTGCCGCCCACAAGTCGATTTTACTCAAGCTTGAAACAATGTTACCGCCCATTTCTCCTATCTTTCCGAGTACTTTTGGAATCATTTGTACTAATCCTTTAATCAAGCTGGATATAATTTGAACTCCAGCGTTTAAAATCTGAGGTAAGTTGTTCCAGATTGTAGTAACCAGATTAGTGATCATATTGATTCCTGTGTCCACTAAGCCTGGAATTCTCTGGAGAATACCACTGATTAAATTAGTAACAACTTCGAACCCTGAACTGATGAATTGAGGTGCGTTGTTGTAAATTGTTTGCAGCAGCGATGAAATTAAATCAATTCCAGCTTGTAAGATGCCTGGAGCAGCTTGAACTAATCCATCAATTAATTGGAACACAAAATCTACACCAGCTTGGAAGATTGATGGGAAGTTCTGCATAAACGACTCAACGAGTCCGTTAACGATATCACTTACAATATTCAGCAACTCTGGGATTGCTTCTAGAGCGCTGTTGTAGATTCCCATGACCATATCGCTTCCCATTTGCAGCAACTCTGGAACTGAGTCCATAATTGAGCCTATGTTCTCTCCTATAGCTGCACTGGCTAATTCAAACGCTGATTCTAGGATGTCTGGCACACCTTTAACGACATTCCAGAGCATTGGCAAGAAGTTATCTACAAAGAATGTCTTAGCAGTATCTGCTAAAGCTATCAGAGCAGGCTCTACATCCTCACCGAGCGCTAAATCACCGAGCAAGTTATGTGCTGCAGCCTTCATCGCGTTAAATGAACCAGTGAAGGTCGTAGATGCTTCTTTTGCTGTTGTTCCAGTGATGTCAAGGTTATCTTGAATCGCGTGGATAGCTTGATACACATCATTCAGATTGTTGATGTCGTATTTAGTTCCAGTTAGCTTTTCTGCATCTCTTAATAAGCGCTGCATCTCTTCTTTGGTACCGCCATAACCCAGCTTTAAGTTGTCAAGCATCGTATAGTTCTGTTTAGCAAATCCTTGATAAGCCGTCTGGATGCTTTCCATTGAAGTGCCCATCTTATTTGAGTTATCTGCCATGTCAATCATCGCCATGTTGGCCACTTCTGCAGCCTTCGCAGTATCACCGCCCAGCGATTGCAGCAAGCTTGCACTAAAGCCTGTCACATTCTCCATATACGCGTTTGCAGATAGTCCAGTCGTTTTATATGCTTCATCAGCATACTTAATGACTTGAGTTGCATTATCTTTGAACAGTGTTTCAATCCCACCAAGAGATTGCTGCAAGGAAGCTCCCTCGCTTAATGCAGCACTAATACCAGTCTTAATAGCAGCTCCAATTCCAAGCGATGCAGCAATTTTTAATGCTGCTCCTTTAAATCCGCTCATGAAGCTGGTTCCTGCTTCCTGTCCAGAGCTTGCTACTTCTGAACCCATCGCTTTCTGAATCATTCCCTTAATTCCTTGAGCTGATGGGATGATTTGAACATAAGCAGCTCCTAATTCTGTTGCCATTAGTCATCCTCCTTTCTTAACAATTTCTCTCTTTCTCTTAAGAAGTCCTCGCTTGATTCAAATCCAACCAAGTCGCTTGTTTTCGTTTTTTGCTGTGATTTTGTCAACAATGCGAGCATAGATGCTGGATAGTTGCGACCGTTCATGCCGTCCTTTGTCTGCTGCCATATCAACACGTTTAACTTGTCTTGTATTCCAGCAAGCAGCAGAGTCTCAAACGGAACTTCGATATCGTTCATCTTCATTTTGATTCTTGAGTCTTCTCTTAAACCAAAAGAAAAAACGGCCACCATTTTTAATGGCAGCCGTCTGTAATCGTATATTTGATATGTTTCAGCAAGATCACAGATAAGCGCGTCTTCATCAGTCGCTACCATTTTAGCGAGGATTAAGATTTTTTTAATTCTGAGTTTTCAAAAATAGTTTTCATAGTGTTAACAACATCATTTTTTGTAACTAATCCATGCTCATTGCGCATGCTATCTAAGAATGCTTTAGCTTCATCCTTAAATACAAACTCGACTAAATCTGGAAGATATAACACACTCTTTTCTACTTTTGAAAGTGCCTCTAAAAAATCGTAACTCTCAAGTAATTCTTGAGCGATACTGTAATTGAATCCTGCTTCTGTTGTTCCTGTAATCATTTAATTACCCCTTTTTCTGAATGTATTCATAGTGAGTGAAGCCGTCTGAATCTGGGAATGCAGATACTGTGCTTTCATATCCAAGTGTCTCAGAGTCTGAGTATGAAATTTCTCCCAACTCAGTCAATTTTGCCATAGGAATAACTACGCGTTTTAAGTAGCCACCTTGAAGCACAGAGTCAATTACCATCACTTGCGGTTCAGCTTCTTCTAGGCCTACTTTAATAGTGATTCCTGTATCGAGGTCGCCTTCAACGTTAGATTTTCCATAAATGAACTTAAGCACATTGATATTCATTCCTTCAATATACGTCATTTTGAATTTATCTGTCTTTTCTTTTTGTACAGTGTTAACAATAGCGCCACCCCATGCTTTCACATCTTCACTTGATGCAGTGTTTTCATTTTTAATTCCATCGTCTGAGATAAATCCTAGATTTTTGAACGCTGGATCTAGTTCAGTTTTAGCATCGGTTGGCAATGCTGTTTTTAATGGTGCCACAAACACAGCACCAGTGACTTTAGGTTTAACGGCCGTTACTTTGCTTGCATCGTTTTTATTTTCTGCCATCACAATTCTCCTTTAATTAATAGTATTTGATATCAAATACTGCTTGATATCTATATTTTTTACTTTCCGTATCTGTGTATATGTAGTCACTATTAAGCGATACACCAGATACATCATCTAATTCGACTAACATCTCAACTGCAGCCTTAACTGCTTCATTCAACTGTGCAGCCTTGTACAGCGTTGAATCGTAGCTCTGGAATACAATAGTTGAAGACTTGAGATGTTTCCTCTTTCCGCTGCCAGTCTGTTCGATTAACACGAATCTATCTGGCATCTTAGCTGCACGCTCCATGACTACTTTGCAGTCAAGCTTAGTAACTAAGAAATTGCGAATTGTTTCAAGAATCATCATCTCACCGCCTTTAATAGAGTATTATTCTTTTTTGTGTCCTTGATTGCCTTTACGGTGGTAGCTTTAACACTCGCATTGGCACGAGTTTTCCCTGTGAAAGTAGATACTTCATAACCATCTCCAGCTCTCCCTTTGATTGCTTCAGCGCGTTCTCTGAGCATTGCTTGCACCTCTTGTGAGCGCAGCATATCTCGAACACCTTGACTGTTCAGTTTAAACTTGAAATCACTCATATCTTTCCACCATCACCTTCTTATGCCAACGAGTAGGAACTAACTCCTCAATCCCTTCCTGGACAGGACCAAATGAACGGAACTTCTTACCAAAGAATTCGATTGTCTTATCTTCCCATTCGTGAGTGTCTCCTTTAGGAATTCCAAGCAGATAGACTGCTTTCTTTCCTTCGAGCTGCACTGAATTAATAACATCATCGGCACTAGCAGGAGCCACAAGGACATCCTCTACTTGAGCAGCCTGCTCTTCAAAGATGTCAGCTCCAAATCCATCGCTGCCAGTCTTGACAGTTTGATATAGAGTGACTGTAATTCCTTTAATTCCCATAAGGCTCAATCACTCCAAATCTTTGAGTTGTTAGTTTCAATCGTTTCTTTTCTGACTCTTTAATGAAGATGCCGCCTCCTGGCACCAAATACGAGCCACTTACCGAGTACCCCATTGCGCTCTGTGCGAACTGTGTCATCGGCTCTTGAGTCGTTGAAGTCATTAGAGCACGAGACACGACATCAACAGTCACAGACTTAACAACGTTCCTAAAACTTTCACGCTCCAGAATCATATTGTCTAAGTCTTTGCCGTATTGATAAGCCTCTTCACGCAGCATGTCTGATACTGTATCAAGAAGCGCTTCGGCTCGTTCTCTTTCAGTAGGCTGCAGATTTCTCCACATCTTCTGTAAGTCATCTAAAGTAGCAAATGAAGCCATTACTCATCATCCTTTGCTTCTTTCTTTTTAGTTGTTTTCTTTTTTGGCTCTTCGAATGGCTCCCATGAGCCAGACAGCACGCTGTCTGACTCAATGATGACACCATTATCTTTATTGATATATTTCATATCGCTGCCCTACGCTTCTTTAACGCGTGCGAAGGCTGTTTCATCTAAGATGCCCCATCCAACATTAGCTTTTGTACGCAAGCAAACTTCGTTATGAGCTTTTAAGTCACGTCCTGCTCCATCTGGATCACCGTATTGGATTACTTCTAATGAGATTGTGTCAGCATAACCCCATTTGAAGCTGTTTTCGAAGTCACCAACGATAACATGGTCTTTTTCGGCAGTGTTTGTGCCTGTTGGAAGCATGTTTTTTGTTGAATCAGCAGTCATGCCAGCGAATACTTCTGGGCATTGACCAAATTTAAATTCTGGATATTGAGTAACTCCATTTTCTTTCACTTTAGACATTGCGTGTGTTGCTTGAGGAGAGAAGATAATCCCGTTAACTACTCCTCCAGTTGCTGTAACTGCATTTGCTGCAGAATCGATATTGTCTTCAATATTTGCTTCTGCATAAGTCACAACGTTAGCAGTAACTTGACCATCAAATGAGTTAGTACCTTTGAATGTTCCATCCGTCATTGATTTAGGCTCTAAACCATGGATAGCTGCGATATCAATCGCTTCTGCAAGCTTTTTAGCAAACCCTTCGTTAAATGCTGCTAAGAATGTAATTTGTTTTTCTTCGCTCATTGTTAAGAATTTATCTGATACGCGCGCTTGATATGTGATTTCGTAAGGGCGCACTACTTTAGGCTCG